TGTTCAGTATCATCAAAATTTGAACCTGCCTTAAGATTTGAAAAGATCATTTCGGGAATCCACTCTTTGTGGACTGGGTGTTTTTCTACTGGAATTCCACCATTATCCCAAATTGAAATTTCACTAGTGTCTAGGTTAAGCGTTACTTTGATCTCATTTAATTTTGAGTTACGACGATGTTCGTCGACTGAGTTTGAAATAATTTCATCAAATAATTTAATAAAACCGGGGTTATAAGTAATCTCTTCGTTCCAAACTTTTTCACCGTCAAACAAGTATTGATCTCCAGTATGGGGTGAGATTGAACCAATATACATAAATGGACGGAGCAATACGTGCTCGACGTCCGTTAGTTTTTGGTACTTGTCTTCTATTCCTTTTGTTTTTGCCATATTACTTTTTAGGTAATTTTTTTACTTTAAGCGCATCTAAAAAATATTGAGGCACTGTCTTATTATTTAATATTTGGTCGAAGCACTCGTCCAAAATATAAGTCTCTGCCCAGTCCTCGTCATTTCTAATAGATCTACCATATGATTGCAAGAGATCGATTAGCGTTTTCCAATTATACCAATCTGGTCTGGTTTCAAGTCTCTTTTTTATTTTTGTACTCACCAAATTCGGAAAAGGTACTTTTAAAATTACTTGAAAACGAGAATAATCATCTTTTAAGTCAACTCCATTAATCATCGATGGAGATACTAATACAGTTTCTAGCTTAGAAGTTAAATGTTCAGTTAAACTTTTTTCTCTAGTTTGTGAATCATGAAAAATAAGTCGCTTATCTTTTATTGAACTCTTAATCCAATTGCTGAACTCATAATTTGCAGTATGGATAATTCCTTTATGTTCACCGTTTTTTTCTAGAATTTTAGAAATAATTGGAACTGCTCGTGCAAAACTTTCCTTCTTGTTGTAATAGGACATTTTGCCGAATTTTAGATAAATCACAGGTCGCTTCTCAGCTTCAAAAGGGCAAGGAAGAGCAATATATGCGGACTCTTCGTCTTCGATTCCCATCATAAAGGAAATAAGTTCGCGATTTAGGAGAGTACCCGACATTAGGATTACATGGTCATAAGTATCCCAAAACATTTCCTTAAGATAGAGATTTCCCCAAATAGGTTCAACTAAGATTCGGGTTTTTCCATATTGATCTAGATCTTTTTCAAAAGTCCAGTTGGTTGCATAGTTTTTATGGTCTTTGATAAATCGATTGTATTTACACATTGATTTATCTGCATGATCTGCTTTTTTAATTAAGTCAAGTTTTTTGGCTCGACTTCTGGTTTCCTTTGCATCTTCTAAAAGAGTTGCAGCCTTCGAATCTAATAGTGGCACAATTACTCTAGCAACATATTCGGAAAGTTCTCGAATTGAAGTAATACTATCGAGATCGCGTTCCATCCAGTTTTGCCAAATATCGAGAGCCTTTAAGCTTCTTTCAGAAAAAGAGGATGCGATAAAATCACAAAATGCCTCTTCAAAAGAATGAGCTTCATCAATAATTAGCAGCTTTGAATTGCGTTCTGCCATCATATCTGGAGAATACATTGCATATGAAGTGATGAGATGGAAGTTAGTTAAACTAAGTGGATTTTTAAGAAAGTAACCCTGTGCAATTTTATGCGGACATGCTTCACATTTCTTTTCAGTAGATTTATTTAGAATTTGTGCATCGCCGCAACCCATGTTTTGACGGCGACACCAATAGTTGTTTTTACCCTTTAGATTTGCTGCAAAACTAAAGTCTCTAACGTATTGATCCTGTAAGAGTTTGGTGTTTGTAATAATATCAACTCTTGCTCTCTTATTAATTTCACGTCGATACCAATCTGCGATCATGATGGCCGCATAAGATTTTCCTACTCCAGTTGGGGCATCAATCATTACGAATTTTTTGCCATCTGCAATGGAATCTTTGGTAAACTGAAGTATTTCTTCCTGCTGTTTTCTAGGAGTGAACTCCAATTTTATTTCTGCCATGTAATATTTACTACGAGAACTCGCAGCAGTTTTAAAAATTAATTATTTTATAGGATCGGCGTCACGTAAACCATATGACAAGTTAAACCACTGAAACTCACGTTCTACTAGTTTCTTGTTCATCTTAAATGTCTTTCTGGCCTCGGCAATAAACCACTTTTTCCATTCATCGTGCTGTTCTTTTGTGATAGTATTGTTACTAAACCACTCTTTGTCTTGGGACAACACAGTAGGGTCAACACCTGCAATCTCAAGCTGCTTGAGGATTGCGACCATTGTAAATTCTTCTCTTTGTGTTCTAGTTGCCATATTCATCGTTCCAAGTATTTTTTTTTGTATTATAATCTATCCAACCCCAAGTTTGTTTCGCTTTCTCTACATCACCATCGTGATATTTGTGTACCCATAACCACTGTTCCCATTCATCATCAGTTCCTTGCTGTGCTCTGAATCCCCACCATAACCATTCAAATCTATAATATGGTTCTAGTTCACAACGCGGAGAGTCATATTTATCTTTCCATAATAGTTCTCTTAGGTGACTGTAATGCGGTTTCCATGTGAATGCATAATTTTTATACAAGTAAAATGTCCATTTCGGTTCCTTATATGTTGCCATCTTGATGTTTTATAAAATTTTTAAGTAATCCATCGATATTTTCTTTACCGACTGGATTGGCTGACTGTATATTATACAACGGTAAAGTCAATTGGTTAGCAATGCAGTAATCAACTAACCATTTTGCGCAATCCATTCCAGTCATCTCTTTCTGCTTTAGTTTCCTAGATTCACGTTTAGACATGCCCTTTTCCCTAGCTTTAAGCGCAACCTCCATTCCTAAGTCGTGGTCAAAACAGATTGCATCTGGCAATCCATTGAATTTAATCCAATCCACAAATTCTCGATAGGATTTTACCCAATATGCAGTATAAGGCTGTTCAATTGGGCTAAATATTAGCCATGACCCACCGTCATTTTCAATGGGAGTAAAAGGATCTCGAATATCGTCTAACCATAGTAATCGTTTCATATTATAATTTTAGCAAATTTTTTGAAATGTTCAGGTCCATTATTATCAAAATGATCAATAATCTCAAACTCTACTTCTAGTCCTTCATTAGAGGCATACAACTTTAGTCCATCTATATGACCATTGTCGATTAGAGGATATTGTCCAAAGCAATCTTCAGCAAATTTGGTACCCGGTACAGATGGGTTAGTCATATCATATTTGTGATACTTTACCACCCAACCATCTATTGTTTTATGTAGTTTTCCCTTCATCTTTTATTTCGATTATTGTTTCTAATGTAGATGCTAATAGTTCGGAATAGACTTCCTCAAGTTTGTAAGCAAGTCTGAGTTTATTACTTTCGGTTACCTTTTCCAATAACTCAACCTCTTGCTCGGCCAGGATACCCTTGCCTAACCCCCAGTCTGGAAGTTTTGACTCGTCTTTTGCTTTAACTTTTATTTTTACAATTACTGTATGCATAATTATTTACACTGGGATTGATAATACCAAAAAGTTCGACCGTTTTTATCAACAATAGATCGGTCAGATCTGCCATAACACTTAATCCAAGAATTAAATCCATCTGGTGGAACATCGAATGGATTGGACCAGTCTTTAAGCTGACCTCCTCCAATAAGATAGGCTTCAAATGGAATAGTACTACATAATCTTAGGATTTCTGGATTATTAGTAAGAGCGGTACGAGCCTCCTCGAAGGGATCCTGATTTGCCCTGTATAATATTTCAGCACGTAAATAATTTCCTATACCATTGAAATAGCGTTGATCCATGAGCACAAGATGAATTGGCTTGCTAAATGCTTTTTTACTAAAGGATTGGCAGATATTTTCCTTAAATTGGTCAAATTGGGTAACTGGGCAGGGTCCTCGATTTGGCGACCAGCCTGTGCTCCATTTCCATTTGGCAAAACGACGAGCATCTACCAGACATAGTGAATTACCCGAAACCGTTCTAAATTTAAGGTGAGTGTGCGTTGGAGCAGTCCAGCCTTTATATAGAACCCAGTGACCAGACATGCCCATTGAGACAGATAGTTGATATTTGTCAATGCCTGAAGTTAGAGTTAAGAGTAGTTCTTTACCTCTAGACTCAGCCGAAATATCAAATATCTGTAGTTCAGTCGGCTGGACCAAAGAAAGTCTTTTTGCAACCTCCGGTGAAACACCGATGCTTGTAAAGTCTTCACCGTGACATACATTGTTGATGTATTCTGACATTATTTTTATCTCTGCTAATTCTGGCATATTGTTAAAATTGATCTATCTCTAATAAACAATACTAAAAAAATCCTACAACATAAAGATAAATAATAAAAAAATCTAGGACAAAATGAGTAATCCTGTAATGAACTACAATCAATTCATGTCAGCTTTCAAAAAAGCAGCTGCTGGATACAGTGGAAAAGCTAATGTAGCAGACAAAAGCGCTACTGGTACTGCAAAAGTTAAACAAGAATTGGCAGAAGGACCTGTTAAAGGTAAAGGCACTCCTCACATTGACAAATACACTAAAGAGTATTTAAGCACTGTGAAGAAGAAGAACGTAGTTAGCTCTAAATAATTCACTTATACATGAATAAAGCAATTGAGAGCTTTAATAAGTTCGCTCTGTACGAAAAGAAGGGAGACCTTAAAAAATTAGTCGGTAAAGAAGACGACGAAGAACTTACTGTAAATGATGCAAAGAAACTTGGAGTTAAAATTGCAAACATGGACGGTGAGGACAAGAAAAAGTATGTCGGAATTATTAACTTTTTAGGGGCTTCATGTAATATCTACAACGAGATTTGGAAGAATTACAAAAGAACAAGAGACCGTAAACAAGCTTAATGACTAAACTTTTTGAAAAATATGGTGACGAAGCTAGTGCAAAGGACGGAGGTTTCGTCTTTCAAGCTATTGTTAGTCACGATGTAAAATGGGAAATTGATAATGGTGAAACTAAGATTGATCCTAAAAAAATTAATTGTGTTCTTCACCAAGTCGATGTTTTCCCAGACATGAAGTTTAAGGAAGGTTATGCTACCTCTTCGTATGTTATCTTAAGTGAAGTTAATATCTTAAAGAGAAAATTCGAATTGGCCAGTGAAGCACTTAAGAAAAGACTTAAACCAGAATATGGAGTTGAGCTCTTAAATCTTGTTAGCTCTGGAACTGGAATATCAGCAGTTAAAATAAAGGAATTAAACGAAAAGCATTTTAAAAATACTTATTTCGAAGCTTCCCTAACGACTGACCATATTGTGCTAAGAGAAGTTTCAACTAGTGGTTTAAATTCAGGTCGTCCTCAAATCACCTTAAAACTTTCTACTGGAATGGTCGATACCTTAGACGGTCAACCTACTGGAACATGGGATAAATTTAAAGTGACAGTAGACGGAACTACTTCAATTAGTTTAGACAATTCTGGAGACGAGCCGATTTCTCGTATAAAGGAAAGAGACGATGTTGAAAATATTGAAGATATCGTTTTTAGAACAATTGTGCCGTCTCTGATTTTGGAATTCACTGGAGAATCGGTTGCAATCGATACGTATTCTCATAGATCTACCATGGTTTCAGCAGGAGCAGCAGTAGATTATGATAATCTTTTTACAATTGAAGATACAACAAAAGATGCAGAGGTCAAACCTACTGCTTAATCAAATAAATAAAATAAAATAATCACAATAAAATGGCCGGTTTACCACATTGGGATAATTCAAGAGCAGCAACAAATTATTACGAACCTGTTTTCTTAAACCAGTTCGAAGTAGTTATTACACCTCCTGCAAGCATTACAGATAATGTTGACTTACTAGTTGAGCACGTTATGGAGATCAAAGGTTTGCCAGAGTTAACTGCACCTGAGACTGTTACTCAAACTTATAAGTTTGCAAAACGTTCTTACTCTGGAGCAATTCCAAAAGAGACAATTGCAGATTTAGGTATTAAGTTTTCTGTCAACTTAAATGAAGAAAATAATATGTATATCTATAACATCTTAAGAGGATGGTTTGATCTTGCATACGATCCATTGACTGGCAGACAAGGGTTAAAGAAAGACTACTATGGTCAAATTTACGTAGCAGTATTCAATAAAGCTGGTGATATTTTCAGAGAGTTTAGATTTACTCCATGTATTCCAAACGGCGGGTTAACTCCAATGGACTTAAACTATACTGCAAATGGTCTATATGAAGTTACTGCTACATTTAGAGCAGATGCTTGGAAAGAAACTCGTATTGGAGAAATCCGCGTTTAATAAAAATACTATTATAGAAATGGAAATGTTTAATGTACATCGTCGAGATATTATGAGTTTTGATAACTACATGGATCTTAAAAAACCGGGATTCGGTGGACCTAGCTCTGCAAAAATGTACCGTGATAAAAGCGGTAAAAAGGTAAATGATAATCCAAAATTAGATGGATTTCAAAGAGTGGTAGATCGCCACCCAGCGTTTAAGCATGAGGTGTATAACCCTACCTACAAAGCCATGAGCAATGATCTTGTATATAAGCAAGAAAAGAAGAAACCAATGAACTATCCTGATTCTTACGATCACATGGGTATTCCAGTAGTAATGGTTGGAAAGGCTGCAAACGAAGGACTGTCGCATACTTCATTTAAACAATTCGTTAATGAATATTATGACCAAGCAGAGTCAATGGGAGTAAATCCAGATGATGCGACTAAAATGGGATTACGTGGAAAAAGCGATGGTGATGCAATCGGCGATGCTGAAGATAAGTTAATGCAAGCACGAATTGATTTTGATAGCTTTTATAGAAGCAAAGACGGATCTCGAGTAGATTATCTAGATGCAGATGGTGATTTGGTTGCTTTTGTTGATGTTAAAGCAAGAAAGTTGTACATTATGCCAGATGCTCCAGTAATGGATGACACGAAATACAAAAAGATCTTTGAACCAAACTCAAGCGAACCAACTGAGGACATGGAAGATTGGGAAGAAGATACTGACGGTGGAGAAGATGACTTCTATAGATTTAACGAACCTCGTGAAAAAGAAGAAGACGAATTTGAAGAAGAGGAAGAAGAAGCTCCAACAGATACGACTAGTGTAAAAGCGGCTGAAAGATTGTTAAAATCTTTTGAGACTGAAGAAGACGAAGAGGAAGAAGACGAATACTAAAGTTCAACTTCACGCTTATCTCCACTAGGCATTGAATAACCTAATTTCTTAGGAGTCACTAAATAAGACTCATTTTTAAAAAGGTCAGCATAACGTTGACCTTTTCCTTTTTTGATATATCCGAATTTACACCTTTTGCAGGATTGATATTATCATCATGCGCTATTTTCCAATTAGAATCATCTACCGATTCTACTATAGATCCTATTTTCATTCTAAATTAATTTTAATTCTCTTTAAATAGTCGGTATAACCTGTTTCTTTTGGATGATGCTTTTTTCCTGTTTTATAACCTCTCCATCTTAAAAAATGATAATAATCACATTCTGTATTATTATTATGCTCTTCTTTAACATGGTTGGTAAAATGTGTATCTTGCCAATTTTTTAAATAGTCAATACATTCTTTCCAATGTTTAAATCCAGGATTAGGATTCCAACCACACAGGTTATTACCTCCATATTTTAACCATCCTGTTTCAAGGACAATTACTTTTAAATGTATTTCTGGATAAATACATTCTTTTTCAACCATATAATCATATATTTCTTTAAGTTTAGGTTGGCTATATATATTTGCTTGTATTACTATTAAAAATATTAATTTTTTCATAAACTTTTTAATTTAGTTGATTTTGAGGCATATTGTAATGCACCATTGCACATCCGTAATCGTAGGTGCTTTTTGAAGACTCATTTAGGGATTTTACCCAAGCAGAAAAGATTTTAATTATGCTTATATTTTTATTTTAGTTAATTTGTCAATTATATTAATTTGAGGTTCGTCTAGAGATTTAGACTCAATTAAAAAGTAAGAAAAGGCAAGTTCTGAATATTCTTCTTCTACAAAATCAATTGTATTTAGGATAATTGACGCAGACAAGTTAGAATTTAGATAAACTACTCGACGATACTTTTTGTTTTTAATATTGATTGCCTTATCTAATAATTTCTTAATCTCATAATTGAGAAGAAAAGACTGTACTTTATTAGGCACAATAAACTTAGTATTGAATTTGTCTTTGATAATTTTACTAACGTTCAATACATAATCTTCCTTGTTCTTTTTTTCAAAAGCACTAATAAAATTCTTGTATTCTTTAACGAAAACTATTGAAACTTGGCGGTCTTCCATATTATATGTCTAATTTTAAAATATCGACTCCAGCTTCTCGTAAGATAACTAGTCCGGCAACATCTCGATATTCTTCGCCGTAAATGACTCTCTTGATTCCAGACTGAACTATAAGTTTAGAACAGTCTTTACATGGAGAGTAAGTTACGTACAAGGTTGCTCCGTCTGTACTTTGAGAAGATTTTGCAACCTTTAAGATAGCATTAGCTTCAGCATGTAAAACATACCAATACGTATTGCCATTTGCGTCTTCACAGTCGTTTGGAAAACCTTTTGGTGTACCGTTAAATCCGTCTGAGATAATCATTCCGTCTTTTACGATAATTGCACCAACTTTTTTGCGACTACAACAAGAGAGTGTTGACCACTCCATTGCCATCTTTAAATAAGTCTTGTGATATTTTAAATCTTTTTGAGTCATTCTTTTTTATCGCTAACTGGTTGAGTAAATAGGAGCACAGAAATTGTAGAAATTCCTAGCCATTGCACATAAGTAATCTGCACATCGAATACTTCTTCAAGAGTACAAATCTTAAATGCTAAAAAACAGATTAATGCCGTTAATAAAACTGTGATTAATCTAGTGGTGAAAGGTTTAATGTATTTTATCATCTTATTTTATATTTGAACAAATCCACTTAAATAAAGGATCTGCGAATAATTCATGATCGTCTTGAGTGTTATGGAATAACACATTAAGTTCTGAAGTTGGTGTGCCGCTTGTAGTAATTAAATTATTGCCTATGCTTGGAATTTCTTCTCTTGTAAAATCACAAGCTAACATTTTTTCTACTGCATCAAAATGATGTTCGTAGATATGGAATGAATTTGCGATATGCGTATATGAACCAAGTTCAAGAGCAGGATATGTAGATTTTAAGTGAGTATGCAATTGACTCTGTAAGATTGCAAAAAATGCGATATCAGTAGGCAGACCCCAAATAACATCGTTGCTTCGCATTGAAACTGTGAAGTTAAGTTTATTATCTCGGATTTGGAAGATTCCATACATCGTGCATACAAAATCTTTATTTGTAGTATACTGATGCTCTGGTAAATTAAAATGAAGAATCGCTTGACGAGAATCTTTATCTTTAACTAGGGAATTATATGCCCATTCATATTGAGTATGACCAAATCGGTTTTTATTGGTAAAAAGCAAATTGCCATATGACGAATTAACAGTACCGTCCTCGTTTTGGATTGATTCCCAAAACTTTGCGTATTTTTTAATATATTCAACATCATTTCTTCCCATAAAATACCATATCAATTCTGCGGCAATGTATTTTCGCTGAGACGATCTAGAATCATTAGAATAGAGACAAGAAAGAGGATTTTCTAAAACTAGAGCAACATTCGTGTTTTCTCTGATCTTTAAATCCCTAGGCTTAGTTTCATATTCAGGATTTCGCATCAAGTCAGCTAAACTTGACTGATATA